GAAGCATTTGATACGAAAGGCTTTAATACTTGGCAACCTATTAAAGAGGCAACAAAAAAAGCTAAAGGTGGAAGCGATGCTATATTGATTGATACAGGCGAATTACGAAAAGCGATTAGTTCTCGTATTGGGGGAAATTAGTGCAAATTTATAAAATAACTAATATGATTAATAATAAAATATATATAGGTCAAGATACGCAGTCGAAAGTTTTATGCCAACAACTGCTTAAAGGTAAATATGGGAAAAGTATTTTATTATAATGCTGAAGGTCATAAATATATTAAACGTGAAGGTGAGCCGGGTAATTACACTTATATATATAGGCAACCTAAAGAAGAAGGGGCTGAAAAAGGAACTAAACCAGAAGGAGAAAATAAAGAAATAAATTATCCTAAAAAGTTAAAAGATATGTCGCCTAAGCAAAAAACAGAGAGTCAAAAATTTTTTGATAAATTGCCAGACAAAGAATTAAGCAAAAGACTAGATGTTATAAAAAGACAAAAAAAACAAGCTATTGATAGATTGGATTCATTATATCCTAAAGGTGATTATAAAAAACAAGATTTTTTAAAAAGACCTGTTATAAAAGGCGAAGCAGTAAGATATATGGAAGGGCTTGATGATTTAGATATTATAGAAGATCAAATCATTAAAGCAAGACAAAAGAAATTTAAGGAATAGTGAATGTTTCCAAATATGAAGCGGTGTCTACGTGGCTGGATAAAAAAGAAGACAGTAGTAACTTATACTTTTCAAACAGTTGATTTTGAGCAAGTATGGATTCCAACTGATTATGAAGTATGGGTTAATTATCAGCCTATGCCAGCGGAAAGAGTTGACAAGAAAGTAGAAGAGGAGAGAAATTGGCGTTGGTGGCAATTAGTTATTGATAGTTCTTTAAAACTTAAAATAAAGGATTGGGTTGTTATAGATGAGAAAAACTTTCAGATAATGGAAATATCTGATTGGTCAATGTCAGGCTTTTTTAGTTATGAGGCAGTGGAATCTTTTATGCCGACAACTGCTTAAGGTGAAATATGGGAAAAGTATTTTATTACAATGAAGAGCATAAATACATAAAGAGAGAGGGAACACCTGGCAATTATACTTATATATACAGAGATACTCAATCAAAAGAAGGGAAGGCGGGTAGAGCGATTAAATGGCTAAAGGATTTGAAAGATAAACTTGAAGGTGGTAATAAAGAGGGATTTGTGGAGCTTTTAAAAGGCAGAGAGGACAAAATGAGGGATTTATCCGGTGATAATAAGGCTCAAGATAAATTTATCAGCATTGTTAGGCAAGGATTAAAACAATTTAATTTGGTGTAAATATGGAAGTAGACAAACTTATATGTAGCATTATTCAAAATGAGTTAGGAACGCCTGCAGGTAGGATAATGGTCAAAACTCAAAACTGGATTCCACCTGCTGATAATAGTTATTATATAACAATAGGAATAAGAAGCCAAAAAATAGTAAGTAGTACGAATAAGTTTGTACCATCAACGGAAGATAAAGAAGAAAAATCGGTACTTACATATACGACTTTGGATATAAATATAACATCGAAAAATAGGGAGGCTATTGAGAGAAAAGAAGAGATTGTCATGGCGTTGACATCGACTTATTCCCAACAGCAACAAGAATTATATCACATGAGGATTTTTAGGACAAGCGATATTCTGGACTTAAGCTTTATAGAGGCAAGTTCAGGTTTAAATAGATTTAGAATTTCTTGTATTGTTTCAAGTATAAGGGAAAAACAAACAAGTATTGATTATTACGATAAATTTAAACATGAGGAGGTTATTGAATGAGTTTAAGTATAACAAATGTAATAAGGGTTTTTATACTTGCGGCTTTAAGGGGACTTGCTAATGCGAATACTTCGGCATTGGCATTATTCACTGATGAAGTTCCAATACCTACAAATTACGGGGATTATAGAATATATCTTGATCCTTCCGGAGTTGCATCAGATTTTGGGAGTTCATCCGAAACTTATAGGCTTGCAGTTAAGGTATTCAGTCAAGTGCCTAATGTAATGACAGGCAATGGCTGTTTGATTATCATCCCTAGAGATCAAACAGCATCGGCACAGCCGGCAACAATTAAAGGTACAAGTGTTGTCGATTTTACCGCTTTGACAGCGGATGATTATTATGTCAAAGCAGCCATTGATGGTGGGGCAGTTACTATATTTGATATTGGTGAAATAGATACTACCGATATGACAACTATTTTGACAAGTCTTAATAGTGTAGAAATAACCGCAGCTGGATTAGAATTCACAGTTACAGGGGATATTTCATCAGCAATAATAACACTAAAGACAACATCGACAGGCATATCAAAGAGTATTGCTATTGATACAGCGGTTTCAACTTATGATGGTACTGAATTAAGTCCGTTGATTTTTATATCTGGAAGTGCAACAGGTGCGGATTCTGGAGTTGAAAGGGTCAAAGATGCAATATTAAGAACTGTTAATTTTTTAGATTATTTTGGAATAATTCTAAATGAAAAACAAACAGATGCAAATCTGGAAGAAATTGCAGCATTAGTACAATGTTATGACAAATTGTTATTTGTAGGTTCTAATTTGACAGCTGATATTACAGGTGTATTTAAGGATTTAAAAGATGCCGGATATACGCATACCAGATGTTTACTATATACCAATTCTGAAAATGATGCTTTAGATTTTGCAGCAGCTTATGCGTCAAGGGGATTATGTATCAATTTTGATACAGCTAATTCAGTACATACAATGCATCTTAAGGATATTATCGGCATGGCAGCAGATCCTATATTTGCGGGTAGTTCAGGTCAGTCTTATCTTGATTCTGCAAAGAATCAGGGAGTTGATGTATTATCGGACTCTGGCATTCCAAAGGTATTTACTTCGGGTGTTAATGCTTACTTTGATGCTATCTATATTCAATTAGCATTGAAATTAAGATTGCAGGTAGCCGGATTTAATTATCTTGCACAGACAAATACTAAAATACCACAGACTGAAATAGGTATGGATGGTCTTAAAGGCGCTTATAGAAAAGTCATGGCTTTGTTTGTTATTAATGGGGCTTTTGCGCCAGGTGCATGGAATAGTTCAACGACTTTTGGCAACCCTGAAGATCATATAAGGAATATATTGGAATTCGGTTATTTCATATATTCATTACCAATAGTACAGCAAAGTCAAATTCAAAGAGAAGCAAGGATTGCACCCTCGATTTCCATAGCAGCTAAGGCAGCAGGTAGCATTCATGCTTCGGATGTAATAGTATATTTTGAAGCATAAGGAGGTAATATGGTTAGTTTAACAGGAAAAGATACAAGTATAATTGATGATAGAGTGTTAAATGATTTTGGCGATGGCGATGTTGTTAACATTGAATTTCCAAATAATTTAGTTGAAGGCAAGGTTGGTAAAAATGGAAACGTTTTATACGCTTATAATTCTACAGGTAATCAAGTAACGGTTACTATGAGATTATTAAGAAGTTCGCCGGATGATAAATTTTTCAATACAAAAGTTATTCAATACAAACAAAATCCTGCCGGATTTATTTTAATGGATGGTGAATTCATTAAAAAAGTCGGTGATGGCAAAGGAAATATCACTAATGATATTTATAAGTTATCAGGTGGTATCATACAAAAAATGGTAGGCGGGAAGGAAAATGTTGAGGGAGACACGGAGCAAAGTTTATCTATTTATCAATTATTTTTTGCAAATACTGATAGAATAGAATCATAAAATCATTAAGGAGAGAAAATGAATATTGACGGTAAAGAATTAAAAATAACTCCATCATCTTTTGATGAGGCGATGGATTTGAAAGATGCGATTGAATCGGCGGTTAAAGAGGGAAAGATAAGTATAGCTGGTAATTTTTTAGAAAAGGATATATCTGAAAATGATTTTTCGGATATTTTAAATGCAATATTAGCAGTTGATTGTTCTAAGGAAATTCGTAAATGCCTTTTTATATGTGCTGGTAGGGCAGTTTTAGGCACGGAAAAAATCACTAAAGAATTTTTTGAAGATATAGAAAATCGAAAATATTATTATCAGATTATGATTGAGGTTTTGAAGGTTAACCTTTCCCCTTTTTTCGCAAAAATCTTTTCCGAGTTTTCGGGAATAAAGGGAAAGATCAAAAATATCCTAGAGTCGAAGTAGCCGCAGATATCAAAATGATAATTGCGTTTAAAGTTGCAAACTCTGGATTATGGGGTGGCGATCCCGAAAAAGTCCTGAATGGACGTGTTGATTATGTATTGGCAGCATTGGATTATAAGAAGTTTTTAAGTGATTATGAGGAAATATTTCTTGAAATTAATAAAGGAAAATAATGCAGGGATATAAAATTATAAATATAAAAATAGGAGGAAACTCAAATTAATATAGCAACGCTCTTTGCTCGCATCGGACTCGATACGAGTGATAGTTCAAAAAAAGCAAAATCTTTTCTCGATCAACTTAAAGGCATCAAAGTAGGTTTAGGTGTTGCATCTTTAAGTGTTGCAGCTTTTAGTTATGGAATTAAAAAGCTAATGGATGATGCCATTCAGACTGCTTTTTCATTAAAACAATTCAATGCCGAGACTGGATTATCGACAGATAAACTTCAACGATGGCAATCGGTAGCTGATGAGGTTAATAATTCAGGTAAAGCGGTTGCGGAATCCATAAAGGCTATTGTTAGTAATCAGGAAAAAATTAAACTTGGTCAAGGTAATATTTCAGGCTATCAGTTGTTAGGTATTGACCCTCGTCAAAATGCTTTTACAATTTTGGATCAATTGCGGATTAAAACTAAAGGATTGTCTCAAGGGATGAAAAAAAATATCCTTGAACAAATGGGCATTAGTAAAGAATTAATCCAGGTATTAGAATTATCAAAAGATAAATTTGATGAAATGGCAAAAGGTGCTTTCATCATCCCGAAAGGTGCTATTGAAATTATAGATAAGGCAAGAGCTTCATCAAAACAATTAGGTGGTGCAGTAAGTTGGTTGAAAGGTATGATAGCGGCGAATTTAGCGCCGAGTATAATTAAATTAAATAAAGAAATCATGCGGTGGATAGTTCAAAATAAAGAAGGGCTTATTAAGACAATTAAATCAATATTTGATTGGGTTACAAGAATTACAACAGCAATTGTAAGAGCTTCACGAATGTTTAATGAAATAATAAATGCGACTATTGGATGGAAGAATGCAATATATATTTTAATCGGCGTCATAGCGTTATTAAATTCGGCTTTTTTATTATCACCTCTCGGATTATTTATAGCGGGTATAATTTTATTAGTTGGAGTTTTAGAAGATTTATCGGTTTATTCTCAAGGTGGGAAATCAGCTTTTGGAGAGATGCTAAAAAAATTTCCTGAAATGGAAAAATCATTTGAAGGACTTAAAAAGGTTTTTGATTCTATAAAAGATTCAATGATGTTGATGAAAGCTCTTTTTACTGGTGATGAAACAGGAATACAAAAATATTTAGAAAAATTAGGAATATTAGGAATAGGTGTTATTGCGGTATTTGATATTATCAAAATGAGTATTGAATCCGTTAAAATCTCTTTAATGCTTTTATTTACGCCTATCATGGGATTAATAAAACTTTTTGATACCTTTGCAAAATTAAAAGATAAAAAAATAACAGCAAAACAAGCATTAAAAGAAACAATGGATGTTTTAACATTTGGCGATGTAAGAAGAGAAGCAGGTAAATTTTTAGGGGAACAAAGTGAAAGAATATCAAAACAATATCAAAGTGTTGTTAAAACATTTAATTCAACTGTAGAAATAAATGCAAATACAAATGCGAGTTCGGATGAAATTGCAAAAAAAGCAACAGAAGAAATTAAAAAACAATATGATAATGTAGATATGGGTTCGGAGGATGTTAAAAAGAAATGAGTATTGGTTTTATTGCAAATCAAAAAATACAAACAACTCTTAATGTAGGTGATTATCTTAACAAAAGGATATCCGCAATTGTTTCGCCAAAATCAGCGGAAGGCATTAATGGATGGATATTTGATATACCTAAATCTGAACAAGTGAAAATTTCTAATGATATAACAGATCATTACATGGAAGATAATTCTTTCATCAACGATCATGTTGTAAGAAAACCAATTGAAATAACATTATCCGGACTGATTGGAGAATTAGTATATAAAAAACCTTCAGGATTTGGGGCTGATTTAAATTTTCTTTCAGGGTCATTATTAACAATTGATGCTTATTTAGGTGATTATTCACCTCAACAATTACAGAAACAACAGAATCTTTTAGGAGAGACACAAAAAAATTATAATTTTACGAATCAGATAGTACAAAAAACAACAAATATGGTTAAGGCTTTTGCCGGTGATGGGCAGGAAAAAACATTACAGGAACTAGCTTATAATGATTTATTAAGCTTAATGGAAAACAATCAACTTCTTAAAGTTCAAACTCCATTCGCTTATTTTGAATCGATGTTGATACGAGATATAACTTTTATTCAGGAAGAAGATTCTGATTCATATAGTGATATTTCAATAACTTTGAAAGAAATGAGATTTGCAGAAGTTTCAATAACACAATTTAATGAAAATTTAGTACCACCTAGA